CTAAAGGAGACATGCAATGACAAACGAAGTGGCAACACTAAACTCAGGTAACTTTGCTGAAATGGCAAAGGCAATGGGCATGGGTGCGGACATGCAGTCCTCGCCTTCTAAGTCATCTACTCTTCCACGCCTGCGCATTTGGAACCAAGCCGTAATGGGCGAGGTCGAAGTCAAGGGCAAGATGAAGAACATGGAAGTTGTTCCAGCAGGTATGTATCGCTTGCAGCTTGAGGATGACAAATTCATCTATGCTGAACAAGCAAACATCCGCGTGTTCGTACAGCGTTTCATGTACAAGCGTTATGATTCTGACAACAAACAGTATATCAAGACGCTGATGGCTGAAGATCTCAATGGGGATCTAAAGGATAACACTGGTCGCTTAAACTGTGGCAAGCCTGCAGGTTATGTGAAAGACTTCCAGGCTCTGCCTGATGACATGAAAACATTGATCAAGCAGATCAAGCGTGTTCGTGTATTGTTAGGCGAAGTTCAGTTGCTTAATGCTGTTGACGCAGAAGGCAACGAAGTTAATGCGGACGTTTACCCATTCATCTGGGAAGTAGATAACCGTGATGCGTTTAAAACACTAGGCGGTCCATTCACTATGCTTGCAAAGCAAAAGCGTCTACCAGTGCAGCACTGGATTACTTGTGGCTCAGAAGAGCATAAGATCCCAACGGGTGCTTCATTCTTTTTGCCGACAGTCAACTTGGACATGTCTTCTTCTATTGATCTACAAGACGGTGATCAGCAGAAGTTCTCTGACTTTATCGAATGGATCAACAACTACAATGATTACATTCTAAAGTCTTGGAATGAGAAGCGGTCCACCCAAATGTCCCAAGAGGAAGAAGATCTTGTTGAAGACTTCATTGACATTGAAGGTGACGAATGAAGATCGAACACTCTGCGGAGTTAAGGATTCATAAGTACATTGAAGATGTACGCAAAGGGAAGCGTGGCATGTCTGATGCCACCATCTCTCGTGTGGCAAACGATGTAACAGAATCATTACGCAAACAGTTTAATCAGAACGAACGTAAGTTCACATTGCGTATGTCAAATATCGGCAGACCAGTGTGTCAATTATGGTTCGATAAGAATGACCCGCAGTCAGGCATTGATATGCCTGCCAACTTCCTGATGAACATGATGATCGGTGACATCGTGGAAGCTGTCTTCAAAGGAATACTGACAGAGGCAGGCGTTGAGTTCAGTGATGGATTCAAATCAACACTGAAAGTAGGTGGCTATTCCATTGATGGAACACATGACTTAATCATGGACAGGCGTGTCGATGACATCAAGTCAGCATCCCCGTGGTCTTACAAGAATAAATTCAAGGATTATCAATCACTTAGGGATCATGATTCCTTTGGATATGTAGGACAACTAGCAGGATATGCGAGAGCATTGAATGTAGAACCCGGTGGATGGTGGGTAGTCAACAAAGCAAACGGTGAATTCAAGTATGTCTCAGGATGGGACATGGCTGTCGAGATGGACGACATCATGGAAGATGTCCACAAGAAAGCTAAGCAATTGGATGCGAACAAGTTCACTAAATGCTTTGAACCTGTCGAAGAGACATTCAGAAAGAAACCAACTGGCAACAAGATCCTCGGAGAGGAATGTGGCTGGTGTAAATACAGGTACAAGTGCTGGCCCTCACTTCAAGAGCTACCCTCACTTGCATCGCAGGCGAAAGATCCGCCTATCGTTGCATACGTAGAGATAGCTGATGAGTATAAAGAGAAGCAAAGCAAGACAACAAGCGATTAAACACGGATACCGATCAGGGCTTGAGCATACTGTGCTCAAGTCTTTGAACGATAGAAAGTGTAACGCCCAATACGAATGCCTAAAGGTGGAGTGGGAAGACTTGAAGTACCGGACTTACACTCCGGACTTCCTGCTTCCTAATGGTATCTTGATTGAGACTAAAGGACGGTTTACTCCAGAGGATCGAATGAAACATCTGGCAATCAAGAAACAACATCCAGAGTTAGACATTCGTTTTGTATTTACAAACAGCCGTGCGAAGCTCCGTAAGGGAGCGAAGTCCAGCTACGCTGACTGGTGTGAGAAGAATGGATTCGTGTATGCGGACAAGGATGTCCCGCAGTCATGGCTTGACGAGAATAAAAAACCTGCTAAGGTTTTCCCGAATAAAGACTTAATAAAATTTCCATTAGATAAAATAGTGAGGTAGTTATAAATATGTCAGACATTGAAGATACAGAAGTACGCACGTCATCGTTCGCTATTGTGCTCACACCAGAGTTTCGTGAGAATAATAAGTGGGCTGGCACAGTGACTGCGCACATGGAAGAAGAAGTATTCGATGACCTAGATGAAGAGGAAGTAAATAATATTCGCACTGTGTGTGGTATGATGGCATCTACACTGACTCTCATGGAACAAGACCAAGACTTCATGGAGTACGTGCGAGATTACTTCCTCGATAATTATACTGCACTTGTGGAGCAGTTCATTGAGGAAGATGAAAAGGTTCCGTCATTCACTCGGAGTGAAGACGGTAAGGTTATTAAACTCACGTTCAATACGAAGACACATGGGAGTGCGTGACATGAAGCTAGATAAAGATGTACGTGCAGATATGACACCTGAAGTAACAGCGTTGCTTGAAGATCTAGTCGAAGATGAGATGTATGACGATGTCAATAATCCGGTTCATTACAATCAAGGTGAGATCGAAACAATCGAGTACATCGAAGATGTCCTCGGCCCGTATCACGCTTGTATGTACTGCCAAGGGAACATCATGAAGTACACAGGCCATCGCCTGTGGACTAAGGGTGATGCCATTAAGAATATGGAGAAGACCATCTGGTACGCTAAGCGTTGGGTTATGAACGCTAAGAAGTGTGAAGGAATAAACTGGTGAAACACTTAGGTATTGAGATAGATCTCGAAAGAGATAATGAATTAAGCGAACAGGCAATTGCTTTGTTACGTGATTACTACATGCTTGAAGATGAGTCATCTCCTCAGCAAGCATTCGCACGTGCGGCAGTTGCGTATTGTGAGGATGACTATGACTTTGCTCAGCGCATTTATGATTATGCTAGTAATCGTTGGTTTATGTTTGCTAGCCCTGTACTTAGTAACGCACCACTGCCCGGTAAAGATCCATCAGGATTACCAATATCCTGTTTTCTTGCTTACGTGGATGACACTCTCGATAGTCTCATTGAACATAATGCAGAGGTTGCTTGGTTAAGCGTGAAAGGTGGCGGCGTAGGCGGACATTGGTCCGCTGTCCGCCCAGTCAGCGACAAGGCACCGGGAGTAATCCCGTTCATGAAAGTTGTAGACAGTCAGATGACTGCATACAAACAGGGCAAGACCCGCAAGGGTTCGTATGCCGCATATCTTGATGTATCGCATCCAGAGATCATTGAGTTTGTAAACTTTAAAGTCCCAACTGGAGGGGACGCTAACCGTAAGTGTTTCAATCTATTCAATGCTGTAAACATTACGGATGACTTTATGGAGGCCGTTAAAAATGGCGAACAATGGGAACTTAGATGTCCACACTCAGGAGCTATCAGACATACAATTCAAGCTAGAGAGTTGTGGCAAAGAATACTTGAAGCTCGCTTCAGAACTGGTAGCCCTTACCTCAACTTTATCGACACAGCCAACCGTGCATTACCAGACTCTCAAAAAGCTCTTGGACTATCAATTAGAGGCTCTAACCTCTGTAACGAGATACACCTCGCAACAAGTGAAGAGCGCACAGCAGTCTGCTGTCTCTCCTCCGTCAACCTTGAAACCTATGACGAGTGGCGAGATACAGGAATGGTTCAAGACTTGGTCAGACTCTTGGACAATGTCCTTAAATTCTTTATCCGACACGCTCCGGAAGAATTAGAGAAGGCTAAGTTCAGTGCTTACATGGAACGCTCTATCGGCTTAGGTGCGATGGGCTTCCATGGGTACTTGCAGAACAAGGGTATTGCATGGGAATCTTGGCAGGCGGCTAGTGAGAACTACCAGATGTTCAAGAAGATCAAGGAGCAGGCAGTTGAAAGCACAGAGACACTCGCCAAAGAACGTGGTGAATCACCTGATATGGCAGGCACAGGGCGGCGTAATGCTCACCTACTTGCGATTGCTCCGAATGCTAACTCGTCTATCATATGCGGGTGCTCAGCGTCTATTGAGCCTATCAAGTCGAATGCGTACACGCACAGAACACGTGCAGGTGCGCATCTGGTTAAGAACAAAGCGTTAGAGGAAGTGCTAGATGGACATGGAGAAAACACTGAAGCTACGTGGAAAAGCATTATTGCTAGTGAAGGCTCTGTCCAGCATCTGGAGTTCCTTAGCGAACAAGATAGACAAGTCTTTAAAACTGCGTTTGAACTTGACCAAACGTGGGTTGTGGAGCATGCGGCTAAGCGACAGGCGTTTATCTGTCAAGGCCAAAGCGTTAACTTATTTTTCCCGGCAGGTTCACCCAAGCCGTATGTCAATTCTGTACACATTAAGGCGTGGAAGGAAGGTCTCAAAGGGTTGTATTACCTGCGCACCAATGCCGGTGTCTCAGCAGATAAAGTGGGTGCGTCAGTTGAACGTGTCGCACTAAAAGACTTTGAGTCGCCTGAAGATACAGATGAGTGTGTCTCGTGTCAGGGATAGAACGGAGTCACTATGAGTTAGTATGTTCAGTCTGTCACGGAGAGTTCGACATTGAATGTGAGGGTGGCATAGAAGGATACTTAGGTATCCTCCCTGTTGCCTTCTGCCCAATGTGTTTCTCAGGATTAGATGACTTCTTTACAC